GTGGATTTCCCCGAACGCCTTTAGGAATGCGGCTTTGACGAAAATTGGGGAGTCTGCCGCTTGGGGTGAGATCTCAATGTGGAACCAGTCTCCGCCGGGTGCGCCTGAGACAGTTGGCTTGCTGTATTTGCTCCACGCTTGACGATCGCATTTCCACGCGCGGCCGAACGGCTGTGGGAAGTAGTCAATGATCATTTCTATTCCAAGATCGTTTGCATTGGCGCAAAGCTTCTCGATTGCTTCTAGCGCGTCCTTACGGTTGGCAAGTTTTTTGCTGGCGCTGGGACGATACGAGAGATCGACGGCGCGGCCTGTCGCGTGTACTGATAGGGATTCTTTGCCGCGCATATTTCTTACGCCATAAGAGCCGTTATCCCAGAGAGCGCCTTGAGCGAGCCAGATGACTTCTTTGATAAAGGCGTCCATGCCGGCACGTCGCTTAGGTGCTGCGCCGTCCGTGTTGCCCGTGTACGGCCTAGCGCCGACTATCGGGAGCGGTTGGGCTTTAGGCTTCGGGGTTTTTGCCGATGCCATAAGCCTTGTTCTTTGGGTTGACGTAGCCGATAAATAGCGGCGCTACTGCTGCGATGGCTGCACCAAGTAGATCGTTCGGGTCGGTGTTGCCTGACATGTAAAGCGCGACCGCTGCTGCAATAGCGCTGTTGATGTAGGTAGAGATCATTGCTTTGTCACTTGGTTTCATTTGTGTCTCCTTGCTTTGTCTTTGACTTTAATCCGTTTGAGGCTAGGAGTGCCGACAATGAGCCGGTCAAAAATACAAGCAACGTGGACAGAAGGTCAATGAGTTGTGCGTCGGTTGGGGCTTGTTCCATTGGCTGATCGACAAACAAGATGCCGTAAATAAACGCCATGATTGTAAAGGCGAAGCAAACTGCCATAATGCGGCCTACGAATACGATGAGGCCTGCGTGTTGTTGCTCAGGCGGCACGTTCGCACGACGCTTTTGTGAAGCATTGGTATTCGATATTAGTTTTGCTAAGAGTGCAGCCATTAGTTGCCCACGCTATGACTGCAACCATAAAAAGTAAGGCTGCATATTTAGCCCAAGAGCGCGGCGGCTTCATCTGCTGTAAGTCCAATTTTGTCTAGGACTTTTTGCCGTGCGGCTGCTTTGTCGGCTTGCGCCTTTTTTAATGCAGCGTAATTTGCCGCGTTTTCTTTGTCGTCTGCCAATTTTTGGTTGTGTTCGGCTTCGGTCATTTCGCGCACAACTACTTGGCCTGTAGTGCAATCAATGATTGTTATTTCAGGATACGCCATAAAGTAAAACCGTTCCGCTTGTAAAGTTGCCGCTTCTTGGTATCAAAGTAAGTGAGGTAATTGCGTCAACTTGATTGTAATAATGAAGGGATAACTCAAATGAAACACTTGTTGTTGTAGCCGCATTGTTGTTTCCAAATTGGTTGCGCGCCATTTTCCAAGTTACCGTGTTTGTGTAATCATAAATATCCCAAACACCCAATGATTGACTAACTGCATTATCTTGTCCGATTGAGTTTGCGTCCCAAAAAGTCTTGTCGAATGCGCTAGTACTGGTCATACTAGACGCCGAAAAATGGCGGTTAGCACCCGAATCACCATTTACGCGAACACAAAAACCTGCATTATCAACAGAAGGTAAAAAGTTGCGAACAATCAACTGCAGATTTTTGTATGTTTGAGGTATTGCCGACAAACTGACCGACGCACCCGTAAGCGTTGTAGTGCTAATAAGCGTCATACCACCAGCGCTAACAGGCTGCCAAGCCGCCCCATCGTAATACTGCGTAGCGTTTGTGCTTTCCAAATAAGCAAACTGGCCCTCGGCTAAAACTTTTTCGCCTGTGCCGCCAAAACTGTTATCGCGCGCCGTACTGTCGGCAAAAACTGGTATGCCAGAGTTCGTGACCGACAGATCGGCGGCCGTTAAGACTTCGCCGGCGACGTACGCCGGGACGAATGTTGTTGCGTTTGCTCCCATAAGTGCTCCTTATCCTAAGACATTCTCGGCGTCAAGTGTGCCATACACGGCATCGTCCAAGATCAACTCAAAGACAAGCGACGTCGGGCTAGTAAATAGCGTGATTCGATGCCCAGACGATAAGTCGATCTGATGTTGAATGCCTTCTACGGCTAACTCTTGGGCTAGTGACGTGGTCGTGTTTCCAGTAGCAAACGACTTCTCTATGGTGATCGTGTTGCCGATCTCGATGACAGCAACGGTGTCGCGTTGGGCGTCTGTAAGCGTGGAAAACGGCGTGGAGACGCTTGTGTAGCGTGGCTCGGGTTCGGCTACAAGAAGGTAATTGGCAAGATCTAGGGCCGCTGCGTCGTTGTGGACAAGCGCGTCGGAGATCGAGGTTGTTTGGATGAAGTAGGTCGCTTGGGATGCTAGGTCTTCGGCGACTTCAGGGGTGGTTGCGCCGGCATGGGTGACGGATGCGCGGTTGACAACTTGGTTTGCTTCAAATGAGATCCCTACTTGGTCGTAGGGGATATTGGTTCCGTTGTCGTGAAAGTCTGCTACGGATGCGGAAAGCGTTGTTCCGATGCGGTCTTGGAATGTAAAGGTTCCGTCTCTGGCGACGAAGATTCTGCCTTGTACTGATTCGTTGATCTTTGCCATGTATGCGGCCACGGATGTTCCGTTGGGGACGGTGTACGCCGACGCTCCGCCAAGTTCGACGGTAGAAGCTTCTATGTTGCGTTCACCCGGCAACTGGAATGCGTTCACTTCTGGTAGGTCTAAGACGGCTTCTACGCGCACGTTGGCTAGTTCTTTGGCGACGTTGAATGTGTCCATGTAAGTCTGGGAGAGAACATAGAAGCGGTCGGCGCAAGCGACGTTGACTTCATCAAGGCCGCCGAGATTGAAGTTGTAGGTGTAGTCGATGATGTAGCCGTTGAATAGTTCTTCGCCTTCGCGCGTAAGAATGACGTTTCGCATTGGGGCTAGTCCGGGCTGTGCGTTTGCGGTATCAAAAAACGGCGAGTCTGTATTGAAAGGGTTAAAGACTCCGCCGGCATAGCCGTCTAGGAGATTAAAGTTCATTGAGCCGGCGGTAAATTGGTCGCCGATGTCGCGTCGTCCGCGTGTGACGGTGATGTTTGTGGATCCCTCGATGACGGAGGCGTATTGGGTCGTACCGTTGAGCACGTATTCGGTGTTATTTAGGACGCCTTTAAGTGAGTCGTCAAGTGTGAAGCCGTCAACGATAAAGCCTGTGTCGATGAGGAGATCGTAGGATCCCGATTCAACGATTGACGTGGCCATTACGCGACTTGTATTTGTGCTGGGCCGTCTACACGGTTCATCGCTTTGATGGCGTTGACGACGGCGCGGCCAATGTCTGCCGATGTGGAGATGCCGCCTGTGATGTTGACGGTAATGTTCTGTCCGCCGTTGTTTTTCATGCGGTCTAACGGGATGACGGCTTCTGGCCCCTTTTCGCCCACGATGGCAAGCGTTGGAGCGGTCACGATGCCGCCTGTGGCCATCATGCGTACTCCGCTTATGCCGCCTTCTGCGGCTTCTTGTGCTGCACCAATGCGTCCGAGCGATATGGATTCAATGGTTGAGACGTTGTCAACGAATGGGATGGCGTTGTATGCCCTGATAAGCGCGTTAATTGCTTTAATCCATGTGTTAGCCAATGTCTCGAAGCCGCCAATAATAAAATTGAGGACGCTGTTAACAATGTTGCGGAAGCCCTCGAACTTTTTGTAGGCGATTGCTAGGCCGACTACGAGTGCGGCTATGCCGGCTGCGATAAGTGAGAAGGGGTTGAGCGCCATTGCAAAATTGACGGCCATGATTGCTGTAGCGATAGCGGCGATTGTGCCGGCAATGGCTAGGAATGCGCCTGGGTTGTCTTGCGCCCAGTCTGCAAACTTTTGCACGACTGGCAAAATGGCTTCTACGGCTGGGAGTAGTGCCGCGCCGATTGACTCTTTAGTTTCGTCTAGTGAGTTTTTCAAGATCTTCATGCGGCCTGCGGCGGTTTCTGCGGCTGCGGCCGTGGCTCCTCCAAAGGTTCCGCCAAGGACATTCATGACGTCGTCGAGGCTGGCGCCGTCTTTGATCATTGCTTTAATCTCTGGGGAGAGTTGTCCTAGGGCTTTGAAGTTTCCGCCGTACGCTTTGGCGAGTGCATCGGACACGGTCGCTAGATCCTTGCCGGAGCCTTGTGCGATGTCCTGAGCGAGCGCTAGGGCTTCGTTGGCTGTAGTGATGTCCTTAGTGCCTACGAGAAGCGCTTGGAAGGCTGGACGAAGTTCGCTGTCGGCCGTGCCGGACGCCCTTGACATCGCAGCGATGACCTTCTCTTGTGAAGCGACTTGTGCGTCGGTTGCTCCCGTAACGTTGCCCATGACGAGCGCAAGGTTTGCTTGCTCCGCTGCGTCTTCCATTGCCGCTTGAGTTGCGCCTGCAAGTGCTACGCCTAAGCCAGCCATTGCTGCGGCCGCTGGGATTGCTGCCTTTTTGATCGCGAAATTTGCTTTGGCTCCGAAGCCTTCTAGTTGCTTAAATTGCGCAATTGCGCGCTTGGCCCCCTTCGGGTCGTACTCAGAAATAATTGGGAGGATGACGGCCATGGGTTTACCTTGCGCTTAGATCGCGGCTCAAAGCTTCTCCGACGCGGTCAACGATTCGCGCCATTTCAACTTCAAGATCGCTCTTGTTTGCTTCGTACTGTTTCCACACTACTCGCGACGGGTCGCCATATTTGGCTGATAGTGCAGCGCCCATTTGATTACTTTTGGAGAAGTCAAAGAACGCGGCTGCTGCTCCAAGCCATTTGACCGCGAAGGTCGAGAGGTTTACTTTGCCACCGAATACTTCTTTGGGCGCTTTGGTATTGATGTATGCCTTGACGGAATGGTCGGTTGGCCATGGGAAGACTTCGTACTGGCCACGAAGATTCCATTGGCGCTGCCAGCCAGAGAGCGGATAGTTCAACGGGATTGCTGATTGGATGTCCGAGACAAGCCCTGCGGTAACTCGCTTGTAGTCCTTGGTGATGTCACGTCGGAGAGCCTTGTCGATCTTGTTGAGATCCTTAAGCGCTTGGCCAAGGCCGAACACTTCTATCCGTGCTTCAACGCCGCCGGCTGAGTCTCTCATTTGTGTCCTTTTTTGTTTTGGTCATTAAGGACTCTAATGATTGTAACCATGTCGCGTGTGTCAAACGTGTCGGCATAGAAGGTCGGCGACCAGCCTGTCGCGACTACCAGTTCGGCTAGTTGCCGTCGGTAGCCGCGTCCGTAGGGTTTGGATCTGTGACGTCTTTGTGATCGGTAATTTCCATGTCTGGGTTTTCTTCAAGCCATTGCATGTAACTTTCGGGAAGCTTCTCGCCCTTAACTTTAAGCAATATGTGCGCCCAGCAACCTAGATCTCTCATGCCAATTCCACGGCCGTCGCTGAATCTACGGTTCTCTATTCGTTCCCATTCGGCAATAACAAACATGGTTGTCGTAACAGTTTCAACTGTGTCGCCGCGCTTAACGTCTAATTTAATCTTTGCCATAGTTCTCCTAGTGTCGGGCCGAGGACGGCCGTGATTATGGGTTTGTTACGTCTGCGCTGTAAACGCCGCCCTGTATCTCGATATCAACCACTTGTAACTCACCAAGGGCCGCGTTAATCACAGGTAATTCAGAGATGAATCCGTCGGTTAAAATAAATCCAGGATTCGTCGAGCCGTCAACGGCTGCGGTTGGGTTTACTTTGACAAC